AGCTTGTTATTTGGCACAACATTTGATGGTCTATCTGGAACAACTAATTCTGCACCTGCTTCACCAACCATATAAGGTTCGCCTTGATTCATACGACCACCAAGTCTACGACCTTGATATTTTTGTGATGCAATAGTAGCGATTTGAATAGCACCAAAAGCACCTATAGCAATTGCAAGAGGTATATTAGGTAATGCTTGAGCAACACCTCTAGCTGTGCTTATAACAGCTTCTGCCATAGCAAAAGCCTTATTTAATTGAAATGCTTTTTTATTACTTTGTGCAAGTTGTTCTAAACCTTCTCTGCCAACCTTTTTCGCTAGGTCAACTTTATCTTTACCAGATAATTTTTCTAAATTTATTTCACTAGCTTTACCAGATTTAATTAATTCAAAATTATCATTAAAAGCTTTCTTTCTTATTTCCATTTGTTTATCAGCAGTTTCTTTAGCTATTCTCAAAGTTTCATCTGCATTTATTCTTTGTTGTTCAGCTAATAGTTCATCTTGTTCTTGTATTCTAGTTAATTTATTTGCAAAACCTTCTTCTACAATTTGCATTTCTAATGTCACCAAATCTTGTAAACCTTTTAATCTTTGTTCGTTTGAAAAGGTTTGTTCAAAAGCACCCATACTTGCATCAATACCTAAAGATGTTGCATCAGTTGGTAAAAGTTTTTGTTTTGCTAATTCTGCTTTTTTCTTTTCTGCTTCTATTTGTTTTTCTATAGCTTTAGCATTTTTAATTCTTGCGTCTGAATCTAATAAAATTAATTCTTTATTTGTGTTTATTGATTCAATTTCAAGTTTCAATGCTTCAATACGAGACAGAACTGCTTGTTCACCCTCTAAAATGGATAACCCAAATTCACCATTAGCTTTTATTGATTCATTTAATTTTTCACCAAATGTTTTGCTTTGTATTGCTTCTAGTAATTTTGTTTCTTTAGCTAATTTTGCTTCTGCATCTGCAAGTTTATCTTGGTTTTTTGCTAAATGGTCTACGATTGGAACAACTTCATTCAGTTTACTTAATAAACCAATAGACCTAAGAAATTCTTTTGTTTGAAATATTGAATCTTTTAAAGATTGTATCATTTTCGATAATGCAGGTAGCATTGGTGTTACAGCTTCTACCATAAACTCTTGAAACTCAGCATTTAATGCTTTCATTGAGTTAGCAAAACTTGTATTGGTTCTTTCAGCATCACCTTGTGCATCAGATGTTCCTGCAATCAATAAATTTAATCTAGCTTGAACTTTTTCTGCATTAGTTATTTCAGTAGCAGTTTTATTAATACCCATTCTAAGAAGTTCTTGTTTCAATGTTGCTTCTGTAATTACAACACCAAATCTTCTTACTGTTTCGTGATTACCAACTAAAGCACTTTGGAATGCCATCATTGTTTCTACATCACTCGCATTATTGAATGATGCTACATCTACTGCTAATTTAGTTAATTGAACTGAAAGCTTTGATGCTTCTTCTCTAGCAAAACCCATAGGAACAAATGTATCTTGAATTGAAGATGCCATACCTTCAAGTTCTTGTGTACTTCTTCCAACATTATCGCCAAATATTTCAAGTTCTTTTCTAACACTTGAAACAAAACGACCAAAAACAACAGATGACTTAGCCTGCATTTCTTCTACAGAACTTGCCATCATAACCATTTGTTGGCTAAATCTTAATGCTTGAAAAGCAACAACACCACCTATTACAGTTTTTATTGTAGTACCTAGTGCATTAAATGAGTTTGTTTGTGCAGATACAGACCTTTTTACATTATCTTTAAGGTTATTAACACCTTTAGTGGCAGATTGCATAGCCATTCTAGTCTTATCTTTGGCTATTATATCTATATTTACGTTTTTAGTTGCCACTATCTTTTAGCCCTTGCTAATCTTTCTTGTCTATCTCTTTCATCACTTTGTAAAGAATAATATGCTAACCACATATTAAACTCATAAACTGACATTTGCAAGATTTCGGCAACAGTCTTATGAAGTTTCTCAGCTAGACCAAAAACATTATGTAATTCTTGGTCTTTCTTTAGTTTTTTTTATTATCTTCAATATCTGTGTTGCCAGTACCCATAATTTTAGTAGCAACATCAGCAATTATATTTGTATCAGCTTTAGTTTTAAACTTTAAAATATGACTAGCATTAAACATTTTATTGCCATCTTTTGTTAAAGCTTTTTCTATAATTACATCAATTAATACTATTAGGTCTGTTCCACTTGCTCCCTTAAATATCTTTTGCTTTTCGAGCATATTAAAAGGTTTGCAATAAATAGCTTTATCGCCAACTAATCCCCATTCGGGTACTTCAATGACTTGAGTGTCAAGTGTATCAAAATGACTTCTTATGCCATCAAAAAAATCAATATTTTCAGACATTAAACAGTACCGATAGTAATACCACCAGTTCCTTGTAATGAAACAGTTCTAGTTGTTACACCATCTAATGTAACTCCTACAGACATACCAGTTACAATTCCAGTACCAGTAAAGCTTTCATCACCACTTGCATTACCTTCTGGTAAAAATACAAAGCTTAGACTTGAACCTTGTGTTAATGATGATTGTTGTGCTGATGTTTCATCATAGTTCATATCAATAGATGCAGTAAATGTACCCCTACCAACTAAAAATGATTTATTAGAATCGTCTAATGCTGTTGCTTCAACAACATCTTGTGTTGTATCTAAAGTATATCCAGTAACATTGCCAATAGCTGTACCTGCAACTGTTACAACTCCTTCTTTACCATGATGTGTAGCCATTTAGACCTCCTTTGTTTCTGGTTCAGATGTTTCTTCTGCTTTTTTTGCAGACTTTTTATCCTCTAATTTATAGCCTAATTTTATATAATGGTCTATAAAATCTTGAGTAACAGTAATTGTTTCTTTGCCTTTTTTCATATTAATGTCTTTTGCCATTATGCACTCCCTCTAGTAAATTCATATAAAACCCTAGCAGTAACTCTAACACCACCATAAGGATAAATTGTACCTTCGTCAGTTGATGCTTCAATAATTTGAGTATCTAAAGCATTTCCATTTCTTGTAACATCAGTATCTAATGTTTCTTCAATAACTTCAATTAATTGATTTCTTTTTGTATCAATATTTGTATCTGTACCTTTAGCGAATGCTACTATTAAAAAATCTATCGTTCCAGTATATGTGCCAGAACCAGTAACTCCTATACTTGCAACTTCTCTTGTTTCATCACCAGATTGCACAAACATTGCAGGAAACTGAGCATCAGATAATTCTTCAACCTCAAAAGGTTCTCTAGTAATTTTTTTAAACTCAATAGGGCTTGTAACAGCATCAAGTTTTGTAATTATATCACTAGCTATGTTTTCTCTTTTGCTCATAATCTCATTTCTTTAAAATAAAATTTTGAAAATTCTGCTTTTATTTTATCTTCTTCTTTGCCACCAATTGCAAAAAAAGGTCTTTTAACTTTTCTTCTTCCTACACCTAAAGTATCTAACCTAAATGCTATCTTTTCTCTTTCTTTGTTAGCAAAAAATAATGTGCTTTTAAATCCACCAGTTCTAAAATCCAAACTTCTAAACATTTTACCAGTATCTGTTAAATCAACAAAACCTGTTTGCCTACCTTTTTTTCTTCTTTGTTCAACTGTTTTTTTTGCATAAGGTCGCATTTTGCCACCGTCTGGCAATTTTCCACTTTGTGTTCTTGTTGTTATCATTTGAACTGCCATATTAGATACTCGTTTTAAACTTTTATCTATAGTGGCTTTTTGTTTACTAGAAATATTTTTTAGTAACTTTTCAACTTCAATAGTGTTAACTTTAGCTGATACTTGCATTATCTCACTAATCTAAGGCTATGTAATGCTTCTTTCTCACTATCTGAAACTGTACCACCACCATCTTCGTCATATTCAACACCATCTCTAAGAATGGCTTGAAACTCCTCGTCATATCTATCTCTATAAAAATCTATTTGTACTTGAAAAGCATCTTTGCCTTCGCCAGTGTCTGGGTCTCGCCATTTTGTTAAAATAGGATAAACATATTTCCATAAACATAAATAAACTACTGATTGTGTCCATTGTGAATCAGTAAGCTTAGAACTATCCATTTCTACTGATGTAATCTTGGTAATGTCCTTGTATCTTACTTGATGCCTATATCTTTCCCACCATTCTTCACGAATACGTCTTAAAACATCATTTTCAGCAAACTGTAACTGGTCTGCAAAATCAGCTATTCCAAAACCTAAAATGTCTGGTTGGATTTTTGTTAGACTAGTATTAGTTACATTAAATTCGTTTGTAGCCATTATTCAGCTTTCTTTGTTGTAGTCTTAGGCTTTGGGGCTTCTTCCATAACTGGCTTTGGTTCTGGCTTTGGCTCAACTTTTAATTGTGGCTTTGGCTTGACATACAAAGACCAACCTCTTTGTGAAAATATTTTTTCATTTGGCTCATATTGTATTTTTAATCTTTCAATAATATCGCCTTTTTTATTTGTTAGCTTTACAGTTTCCATCTTAAATCCCTTTAATAAAAGGGGTGGATTGACCACCCCATATATTATTAATTATTAAAGTGCAGAGTCTGCAGTTAATTTAACACCATAGCTATCGTGTAGTTCTCCTACACCATATACTGCTGTTGCTACAATTTCATCTGCTCTCAAACTTGCATCTCTTTGACTTTCAATCTTTAGGTCTTGCATCATAGCCATACCTAAAGCATCTTGAGAAAAGATTGCACCGATTGAATCATCTGAACCATCTACAGAAATATTTGAAGATTCAAAGACTTGAACACCTGCGATTTGACCTACAAATCCTGCTCTAAGTGCTTCGTTACCTAAATCTGGCATATTACCTGCACTACCAACAAATGTATTTGTTAATTGTTTTTTGATTTGATACATGACCTTTGGGTGAAATACACCATAATAAGGTGCAGGAACATTTGCAGTCCTTAGTTTTGCAACTGCTTTAAACATTTCATCAATGGTAAGTTCGGCACCTGCAGAACCTTGACCCTCTGAAAAGCCAGTAAATAAAGCTGACAAATCTGCATCAACTTTTTTTGCGATTGCTTCACCAAATAACCTACCAATATCTCCTGCAACATTTCTTGATGCTGAATTTCTAGCTAGGTCAGTTAGTGTTGTCATGATACCAACTTCTGATGCTGTAATAGTAACTGAACTTGGGTTAACTGCTGTGTTAGATAGGTCAGATGCTTCACTTACTGCTGATGCTGAAACTACTCCATAAATCGGTACTTCTACTGATTTACCACCACCAACAATAGTATAGTTTCTTACTAAATTTCTCATTATTGATTGCTCATTAGCAACAAATAAGGCTTCTGCAACTATTTCGGTATATAGTTCCGAAATGGTTGAACTGGTTGTTTCATTAGCCATTTTTTAACTCCTTATAAATATAGCCATTTAATTATTAATTACTATTCTTCGTGATTGGGAATCTCTTTGCTTTCTATATTCAGCATATTTTTGCCTATCACTAGGATTAGTCATATCTAAATCACTCAAATTTAAAGGTTTATTGAGTTCTGTCCTATCCACATTTGACACCGAGCCACTGCCACTAGGGGTTGCAGAAACAAAGTGTGGGTTCTGTGTTAAAAACTCTTGTACTAACTCGTCAGTAGTAAAAAGTTCCCCATTTGAATTATACCTTGCCAATCCTTTATTATCAAGTATTTCTACATTACCACTTTCATTTAGTTTTATTTGTGGTTGCAAAAGACTAACTACTTGGTCTGGATTAATAGCTTTATTCTTTGATGCTGATGATAATAAGGACTTGTTTATTTTAATATCTTTAAGCTGATTTTCAAGATTGGCTCTTTCGTTGTTCCATTCTTGAGTTTTGTTTTTTAATATTTCTTCAAACTCACCTTTTTGAATTTTTTGTTTTTCTTCTAAATCTTTTTGAGTTTTTACTGCTGTTACAGCTATGTCTATATCTTCAACACCTAGTTTTTTATACATTTGACTTCTTTCTTGTGCCAATCTTTTTTTAACTATTTCTGTAACTTGGTCTTGAGTAAAAGTATTTTCAACTGGCTTTTGCTCTGTTTCTATTTCTACAACTTCTTCAGTAGTTTGTTCTACTTTATTTTCTTCCATTTAAAGCTCCTATATATCCCACTCTGGGTCTGTTGGAATCCAAGTATGTCGACATCTGTAGCCACCTCTAACTATAAATGGGTCTCCAGTAGATTTGCCTGCCCAACCTTGATTTTTCCAAATATCCCGAATTTCTTTTTCGGTTAATGTCTTATTTAGCATATTAACACAAAAAGGTCTACTATCTCTTACTAAAGTGCCAGTATAACGATAATGATTCAATCCTGCTTCTTTTGCTTTTGATACTGTAAACTGCCCATGAAACTGCATTACTGAATCATGTGCTATTTGACTTGCATATCGTCTTAAGTTATTTCCTGCCCTGTCACTAGCATATTGAGTATGTAATTTTTTAATAGCTTCTTCAACTGCAACCTTTCGAGTTTCATCAAATTTATTCTCATTAATAAAATCAACTAATTCATTTATCTCACGACTATTTGATGTTTTATATACTCCATTTATATGTTGTCTAATATTTTCAACCATATCTTCAAATGGTCTTCCTGCAATAGTACTTTGATAAACTTCATCATTAATTATTTTTAAAAATCTTTCAGCTATATCTTCAAAGCCACTAAATGATTGTGTTTTTAAAGCATTGATAGTTTGTAAATCAATTTCTGTTAATGATTTAAATTTATTAGGAATTGGCATTTCACCAAAAGTATCTAAAACAACTTTGGCTATTTTATTATATTCTTCATTTATAATTAAATCAGCTTCATTTAAAAATGTTGATTCAATTAAATTTCTTAATTTAGGTTGTAATTGAATTGCTAATCTTTGGTCAACTAATCTGCCACCTGTAGCTTGTGTTACTTCTTTAATAACATCTTCTTCTAAACGATATAAAACATTTATTATTCGTTCTTCATGTTGGTCTGCTAATTTATCTAATATTTTAGACATTATAATGGGAAATCTTTTTTCCAAGCCCTAATTGACCAGTATGCAGGGCTTAATGTTTTTTGACCTTTTACATCTTTTAAAACACCACCCATTCTGGCTAAAAATGATTTTTGTCTTGCAGGGATATTTTTCTTTATAGACATACCCCTAGCACCAAAAGTAACTTTCTTGATGTTACCAGTTGCCTTATTTTTGACATAAACACCAAATTTTTTCCTTTTAGATTCTGCTGTAGATAACCTAAAAGGTTTATTTAGTTTTACTTCTTTTCCTCTGTATTTAGCCATTGTCTGTCATCTAATCTTTCGTTTGTTATCATTCCACAAGCAATACACTTATAAACATCTTTCAACTCGGTTTTTTTAAGTGCCACTTTGCACCTAATACATAATTTAGTTTTTTTATTTTCCATATAATCATTTCTTTTTTCGTTTTCTTTTACTTGCTCTTGAAATAATATCTTTATCAAATGTACCAGACCTACCACGACTTATTAATTTGTTGACTCTTGCCATAGCCCAAGCTTGCATTGGTATTTTAGGTCTACTACCTCCTGCTAGAAATGCACCTTGACCTCTTCTAAATGATGCTTTCAAATCAGTTAAATTAAATAACTTTGATTTTTTTGCTTTTGCTTTCAAAGTTTTCAAAACTGATGCAGATAAAGGTTTTCTAAATTTACTTGCCATTATGCTTTAGTCCTACTTCTCAAAAGTGATAAAGGTATTCTAGCACCAGATTTGTATAATGAACTTACTTGCTTAATCAAATTAGCTCTTTTAGTTCTTTTTGAACCTTTTAAACCAGAAAGATATTTTTTAGGAACTTTGGTTTTTTTATCTTTTGGTACTTTTCTAACTTTCTTCGCCAACTGTTTGTCCTTCTACTTCTGTAGTTGTAAATTGTCCTCTAACAGTTCTAGCACTATCTATTTCATCATTAATAGTTTTCATCATTTCACTATCATCAATAACTGCTTCTGCTATTTGTTTATCTAATTCCTTGTTAAATGTTTCCGATTTAATGCCACTAGCTTTAGCCATTTGTAGGTATTGTAAATCGTTAGCCCAATCTCTAATATCAAATGTATCTGGATAATTAACTTTACCATTCCATTCTTTATCTTGCCACTTAGCAAATAAACCCCAGATTTGTTCTTCAGCATTTTCTAAATAATCTGCTTTTTCTGATAACCTAGCATTTAAAAGCTGAAATTCTGTTTGTAATGCAATACCACTTGCTATCTGATTACCAGTAGCCCTTACTGAACCCATATGTGTTATTCTATCAATTGCATCAACTTTGTTCTGAATACATTTCATAATACCATCAAGGTTTTGTCCACTAGGTTGAATAATGTAAGGCTTTAAAGTTGAATCTAAATCTTCTGGTATTTCTATTATTGCCCCTGCACCTGCACTAGCTTCAACATTTGGTGTTTTAACTAAGCTTGGGTGATTAGCTAATCTGATTAATTGTTCTTTTTCTGAATAATCATTATAAATTGATTGTTGTAGGTAAGCAACATCTGCTAAATCACTTATTCCTATAGGTCTTTTAGCACCTCTAAGATTGTAAACATTTACAGCAGGAATTTTTCGTATAGGGTTTGGTATTTCTTCAATCAGTCTAGGTTTTTTGTCTGTATATTCTTCACTATAATCTTCAAACTCATAAGTCATTATAGATTCTTCTGTGAATACCTTAATAATTGCTCTATCTGCATTTATATCTTCAATAACTACTAATAAATCTAAATAAAACCTACCACTAGCTGACCTTCTGTAATTCCAGTTAACAATGTTTTCTGGTGTATATATTGAAACATATGGTCTAATATCTTGGGCTAATTCTTCTGCTCTTGTTTTGGCATTAGATTGTGGCTTATCTACAATTACCCAACAATTACCATAAATACTGGAATTCATTTGAACTTCCCTCATAACAGTATTGAAGTTCCTACCATCTAAGTCAGCATCTTCTATAAATGAAGCTAATTGTGGGTCTCCATCTAAATCACCATAATCTCTTGTTGGTGGTACTCGCCATAAAAAGCTTGTATATATTTGAACTACGTTTTTGCAATGATTATCTACTGGGGTATGTCTTACCCTAGCATCATATTCTTCTGGGGTTTCTAAAATATATCTGTGCAGGTAATAACCATTTTTGTAATCGTTACCACCTAAATAACTGCGAATATAAAACTCCCAGTTAGATATATTTGAATGCCATAAGTCATGTTTACTATGTAGAAATTCTTTGTCCATTAACTCCACCTTTTTTGAGGACTTGCTACAAAATTCCTTTTAAGTGGAAAGTTATATTCAACTAAATAACCTAAAGCATCGTTCATATGGTCATATCCACTATCTTTGTCAGGAATGTGTGTTCCCTCTTTATAAATCTGTCGCTCTATTGACTTAATCACATTTTTACATGATTTTACAATAAACAGATTGTTTTTACCATTAACATTTTTTAATCGTGAATTAACAGAGTTAATCCTATCCCTAACCATAGGTGCTGTATTTCTACATCTTACATCAAATCCTGCATTTTTCAATATACTTATATCAGTAAATCCTCCTGCACTAGTTTTTCTTTGTCTAGCACTAGGGTCTGGGTAAACAACAATATTTTTATTTTTATATCTATTTCTTATTTCTTCGCACATTTCTTGAGTATTTGAAGAATAAATTTGTATTTCATCAAAAACAATAACTATGTCTTTTTCTATTGCACAAACTACAGCAGTCATAGGGTCTACGTTAAAATCTAAACCTATATGCAGAAATTGATAATTTTTATTATAATTTTCTATTATATTTTTTTGTCTGTTAAAGTTGTAATAAATCATTCCAGAATAATTAACAAATGTAGCTTCATATTCTTGTTGAAAAGTTCTTAGGTCTAAATCTTGTTTTGCTTGTTCTATTTCTTCATCTGATACTTGACCACCTTCTAAAGTTGTATATTTAAAACTTTTCCAATCTTTATTTGTTTCGCCTTGTTTAAATAATTCATAACTCCAATTACCAAAACCTCTAGGACTACCACAGAATAAAGCATGACCATTAGTATCTGATAATGTTGGTCTTAATACTTCATACCAAGCTTCTTTATGAATATCTGCAAATTCATCTAATACAATAAAATTTAATCCAACACCTCTAAGTGATTGTTCATTATCAGCACCTCTCAAAGTTATTTTAGAATTATTTTTTAATGTAATTGTTAAATCTGAATTATTAACATTCTTAACCCATTTATGTTGTATAAGTTTATCTTTTAATTCTATCCAACATATTTGCTTTGCTTGTCTATATGTAGGTGCAACATACCAAACTTTTTGATTTGATTTACTTGCAAACTTAGCTAATTCATTAATTGCTAAATATGTTTTACCAAATCTTCTGCCAGTAATTAAAACCCTAAATCTTGAATCAGCATTTATAACTTGTTTTTGTGGATTGGTTAATGGCATCAGCTAGTCCAAGGTAATGGCTCTTCAAGTTGTGTTTCTTCTATTTTGTCTTGCTGACCTAATAAATTCTTACCTAAGAATATTTGCATAGTAACATTACCTTTACTTGCAGATTGCCATTGTAGTTGTCTAAGCCTAATTTTTAGATTAGCTTTCCCTTTTGTAATATATTCCGAATAACTCTTTTCTAACAAGTCTGGTGAACAGCCAAAAAAGTCTGCCATTTCTATGTTAGTACACCCTAATGTTGCTAATTTTGTTAATTGTTCTGTATCAATATGATATTTCTTTGGTCTCGCCATTATCCTTTTTTCCCCTTTGAGTTAAGGTACCTTATTGATATTTTATTTTTTTTATATTTTCAATAATATTTTTGGAGCGTGTAGGTTAGTGTTGCACTACCGCTGTTATGAGGGGTTCTCATTCATCGCCTGCTTTACACGCTTTGGATATGGTTTTGATAAATTAACAATAGCATCTTTAGTTTTTTTGTCTAGAGGCATCAAATACTTATATTTGCCTTTCATTTTAACTTCATAAGCAAAAGGGTCATCTAATTTTGCTCTTTGTAATATAGTTAGTCCTTTATATCTTAATTCTCTTTTATTATCTAAATCAAAAGCTGTATTGCTTAAATTTCTAGGGTGAGTAAGTTTTCCATTTATCATGTAAAATTTATCTTTTCCTCCTTGCCCTACATATACCCAGTTACCTGCTTGATAAATACCTCCATAATGCCCTTGATTTGAATCTGAATAAGAAACAACTAATTTCATTTTTGGATTCAATTTTTTTAATATTTTCAATGCTATAGAAACAATTTTAGAAACTGGTGTTTCATGTTTATTCAAAGCAATTCTTGCTAATTCGCATACTTCGGTTTGTCCTAAACCAATAAACTGTCCTAAATGCCCACAGGCTCCTCTACCAAAAATTACAACTCCAATAAATTTATTATTTTCGTAAACACCTATTTTAACTAATTTACCAATAGGTATACATTTAGAATAATGCCAATTTAAACAAGCATATTTAGCAGATTGATATGATGCTCCTGTTAATTTTAAATTTATATTAGGCATAAATTCGTCTATCAAATTCTTTATTGCAATGTGGACAAGTTATCATTTTAGGTTCTAATTCGTCTAATTGTCCTTGCTCTTCTAAACTTTCTTCTGGGAAATCTTCTGGATTTATCAATATATTATTTAATTCTTCTTTATCAAATCCTAGTTGAGTTAAATCAAAATTATCTTCTTGAAGCATACCTATTTCTAAATTTAAAAAATCATAATCCCAATCTGAATCTTCGCTTAAACGATTATCTGCTATTCTATATGCTTTAGCTTTGGATTCTGATAAATCAGCAACAAATACTGGTACTTTTTTATAACCTAACTTTTGAGATGCTAGTAATCTTGTATGCCCTACAATAACAACCATATTTTTATCTACTACTATAGGTTGTTGAAAACCAAATTCAGAAAGTGAACTTGCAACTTTATCTACTGCTTGATTTTTCCTTGGGTTATTATGATATGGAATAAGTTTTTCTATTTCTATTTCTTGAATATTCATAATTTTTCCTTGTCTAGTTGTTGAATAAATTTAGCATTGGCATAATCATAATTTTTATTTGTAGCTGTTACACCAGATGGTTGTGTGATTAAGGCTTGGTCAAACTCATATTTTACCGATAAATAAAAATCCATATAAGAATTATGAAATACTCTACCTTCTTTATCTTTGTCTGAAATATGCTTTGGTACATCTTCAAATCTTTCTTCGTCTTTAATTCTAAGTTTTTGGCTTTTTTCTTTTAATGCTTTACAAATTTTTTTTATTTCAAAATAGCTATCTTCAACTTTTGATTTTATTTTCATCTTTAAACTCCAAATTATGTTCTTTAATTAAGTTTAATAATCTTAAGCCTTCATGAAAACCTCTTTTATAATAATCTGATGATTTATTTCTAGGGTCTAACTTTTGATTCAATAAGCCATCAAATATACCATCTCTATAAAAAGTAAGATAAGTTTCTCTTTTCTTTTCTAATGCTGTTAAATTGCTCAATCTAATCTCCAAAAAATTCTAATTGTTCTTTGTCGTTTATTATTACATTTTTGTTTTTTGTATTAATTAATTTTAAAACATCTTTTTCAGAAAGTTCAGATGCTCTAAGTTTTTGATATAATTTGATATTTTTGTTTTTTACCTCAGACATTAAAGCTTCGTAAATATTATCCATTTCTTTTTGTTGCTCTTTTGATAAACCATTATCTAAAAACATTAATCATTTTCATCTTTAATACTGTGCATTGCAGTATAAAAACCTAAATATTGAATGTATGACATAGGAAATAATATTAAAGGGTCATATTTACCTAAAAGTGTTTCATCAATATTTTTTTCAAACCATACTATTGCTGTATCTTTATCACAGTTTAGATTTTTCATAGCAATATCAATACATTTATTTCTATCATAAATAGCTATAAATTTACTTTTCATGTTTTTTTCTGTAAATCCAATAAATGCTTCTTCAAAATCATCTGGTAAAACTTTCATATTGTTCATATCCAACCCTCCAGTTCAAATAATTCTATTGCTTGTTGTTTGGTAAAATGTCCCTCTTTAATTGCCCTTGAAACATCACCAGAATGTTGTCTTGCATATGTTTTTATAAAACTAGTATTGGTTTTATTTTCAATAGCTTCTTTAAACATTTTCAATCTCATGTCATAAGGTTCTAATTTATTATTAGTATTTTGTTTTTTAGGTTGGTCGTCTAAATACTTTTTTGCTGATAACCAAAATGCAGGCTGTTTAGCAAATTGTTTATCTTCAATAGATTCATAATAGTTATTATACATTTTTGCTAAAACTTGTGGCTTATCAATCCATTGTTCTTCAAGCTTTATATAATTTTTTTCTGCTATGCCTTTACTAACTTTATTACAAACCTTATCCCAAAACATATTAAAAAGATTATGATACTCTCTTTTGGTCTTAGTAGAGGTAGAGGTAGGGGTAGTGGTAGTGGTAGGGGGGTTTTGGCTAGGTTCTATGCTAGGTTTTTTTGGTCTGCCACCAAGCTTTCCATTTTCCCTAGATGCAGTCATTCTCCTAGTAATATAAAGGTATTCTTCTAATTGCCTTTCATTTTGATAATGGTCATTAACATAAACAAAAAACTCTTTAACTATTATATTACAAGATTGTTTTTCATCATCAGTTATACAATTGGCTATTCTATAAATAGTCATATTATTACTTGGTAAACCACAACATTTTTTATTCCAGTTCCAACAAAGTAATCTTATATAAATACCAATCTGTTCATTGGTTAAATGTTGTGTTCCTGCAATAAAATCTTCTGTGAATAAATACCAAGCTTTTAGCTTTTCTTTTGGTTTTGAATTTTCTTCTATATACATTTTATGCTCCATTTTCTTTTCTTATATATTATTTTAGTTAAAACCTAAAGGTTTTTTTTGGTTAATAACCCCAAACCTCCTTCCTAGCATTTAAAACTGTTTCTTCTTTCCATATCCAATTATCTGGATTAGGAATTAAAGAATTTTTAACATCATTTTTTGAATCTACTTTAGATAAATAATTACCCATAACTTTCAAAATATGTTCACATATCTTCATAGGTTTAGAATAATCGTCTAAAGTCATAGCTCGATACTCAGCATCTTTTGTTTTAGTGGGTGTCTTTAAATACCAAAGTAATTGTTTTGAATTTGTAGCCCTTTGATAAATAGATTGTTGCATTGCATGAGATATAGATATTTGTAAGGGTAAATTTTTAGATGTTTTTAAATCAATAAAAAAATCCTCTTTTGTATTCTTATCTTCAAAATGAAAGTCTGTATAACCAATAAAAGGTATTCCTTCAATTTCAACTTCTACTTTCTTTTGATAATCTAATAAATCCCATCTAAAAGCATATTGTTGAAATGTAGATGCACCTAATTCTAGCAATGGTAAAAGGTTTTCTCTTTCATCATCTATTTTAGGGTCTGTAATTCTGCTACAATTAGCATCATATTCAGCTATCATTTTTTCAGAAGCATCTTTAATAGACATACCATTTAAAACCATATTTAAACCAGATTCAACAGCACTTCCTCTTTCTGCTGATGCACCACTAGGGAACTCATAATTAAATATTCGCCTTAATGCCCATCTTTCCCTATAAAATGCAAACTCATTTAAATGACTAAATGATAAGGGCAGTAAACTCTTGCCCTCACCATCAAATTTTTTAAAATGTTCAATCATATTTTATCAACCCAATGTTCTAAATGTTCTTTATTTCTAGTAACTTGAGTTTTTAAATCCATACATTCATCGTGAACATTACTGGTTCTTCCAAAATGAATAATATATTCATTGATGGCAAAGATTAATTTAGTCATTACAAGCAAATCTTTATTATGCTTAGCAATAGCTTGCTCTTTTACTTCATCAACAGAAACATCATTATCTTCAATTAATCTATCTGACATTAGTTATTCTCCTTTATAAGAGTATAACGAGCATATCTTTTGCCAGTTTTATCGCTGATTAAATTTTCTGTAATAATTGTTAAGCCACTTTTTCTTAAATCATAAATTATAGCACTTAATCTTGTAGCTCTAAATTTATGTATGGCTTCCCATGATGTTATAGATAAACCTTTTTTGAGGTGGTTTAAAACCTCATCTTTTTGGCTCATAATGCACTCCTTTCTATAAGTGTTTCGCCAGTTCCCTTTCATTAACTACCTTTGTTCTGAGGTCGTCTCTGAAAGCTCTAAAGGAATCAAACCTTATCTTAGCTCTATTCCTTTCTTTAAGGGTTTTTTGGTATCTATCCAAATAGTCCTTAAATTTGTTATCGGTATATATTAAACCGTTTAACTCTGTCATATTCTTATAATTAGATTTTTTAGAATAATAAACAGTTAATTCAGCAATTATCATTTTTTCTTCTTTTTTCATTAATTCAACTGCAGTATCTAAATCTGCAAACTCTAAACCTAATTCTTCTTGCTGAACTGAAAGTTTATTAGGGTCAAAATCAATTGTATAAATATCAGACATCTATTCCATATTCCTTATATTTTTTATCTAATCTATCTATTTGTTTTTTAACTATATTTATTGGTGTTTTGCATTTAATCCAAAAATCTATTTTTTCTTGTCTATTGCTCTTAAATCTTGCCATTAATATTTTTTTTAATTTTTCATTATAAGATTTATCTGAATGTGCCTTATTGTGGCAATCTCTACAAAGAGGAAATAAATTATCAATTCTATTTAAACGATTATTTTTAACACCTCCCATGCCTTTTGGTATCAAGTGGTGTATATCTACTGCTTGAGCTTTATAACAAGACCAACAGATGGGAATATCATTTTCGTGATACCCCCAAAAGTCAGCAAATAGTTTTTTATAATTTTTTAAGGTTTTCATTGAAAGCACTTACAGCATTTCTTGTAAGTTCGCCAATATCTTGAACAGAAAAATGTCCAGAACCCATTGAACGACCAACAACACCTGTAACAAATATATCTAATCTTTGAGTATCGTTTTTACTCATACCATTATTAAAGTTATTTGTTGGTTGTGGTGCAGTTGGTACAATATTATTAACAACATTACCTATAGGCTGTGGTGAATCATTTTGACCATCTGGGTTTTTAATTACTTCAACATCTTTAATGTTTGTATATTGATTGCCATTAGCTGAAGTTTTTGTATTGATAATCGTATAATTAATTGCATCGCCACTTACTGGCATAGGGTTCATATTTACACCCCTATAGTAAAGCCTTGTGCCATCAATTAAATCAAAAGAATAGTTAGGTACACCATTTTCTGAATTATCATAAATTTTATCTATTATATTAGTCATATTTTACTCCAAATATTATTATTTATTTAATACGTTATAGCCTCGACCTTCTAAACAATTATTCACTAAATCTTGTCTAGTTTGTGCTTTAGGACTTAGCCATAACACCTTGAATCTTAACAAATTATATACTATTTTGCCCTGTTCTAAAACAAAATTTGTTTCATCTTCAACAAGACTTTTGCAAGTATATAAATCGTCGTGGTATCGGTTCATATCTGCTTTAATATTCGCCGATGATTTACCTCTACTATCTACTATTCGTGTTGATGAGCAACTGCTTAAAACCACCAATATAGCCAATAAAGGAATTACTTTATATTTATTCATTATATGCTCCTAAAATAACATCAATAAGAAATACACAAATGCAAATAAGATAAATGCAAATAATGTTTCTGAAATATAAACTCCATAATTTTTTATAAATTTTATCATTTTTGCACCTCTAATATTCTGACAACTTTTGGGTCAATTCTTTGTATTTCTTGTGCTTGACTTTCACTTTTTACCCACACTTCTCCTGCATCATCATAAGAATTAGCTTTAACTTTATAGCTTTCAAGCATTATTGATGAAACTTGAACAATGTATTCTTTATTTTTTTTTGCCATTGTTTTGCTCCAATTTTATTGATTTATTTTTTTCTCTATTAAGGTAAGAATTAAATATATTTTTAACTTCTTCTTTAGTTTTAGTTGCTAATATCTTTTCTAAAACCATCAAATTTAAATTATATTTAATAGACTGATAAAGATTGAGTTCTGCTTTCTCTCCATTCTTTTCAAGTTCTTCTTTATTAAGTTCTCTAGTATCTGTAAGGCATTGCATATATTCTTTTTCAACACCATAACTTCTAGCTACAGACATATTCAGAACTCTAACATTGTAGAGTTCCGAATTTCCTATTCTTGTTGGTTTATCAATCATTATTTGACTTCCTAAAAACTATTTCATCATTGTAAATCATACCTTTGATATTTTGTAAGCAACCATAAATCGTTCTGCAATTGCTATCAAAATTTTCATGACATCTATCATTGACACCTAAATCTAAAATAATTTTTTCCATAGATGCAATTTTTTCATGTAGCTGAATGTTTTGTTTGATTCTGTTATTTTTAGTCATTATATGCTCCAAATTATTATTATTATTATAAAAAAAGAGTGCCGTTAAGCACTCTGTAATTCTAATTGTGATTTATGAAATACTGGAAATTTTCTACCAGACATTTCAACCTTTGAAGAACCATCTGCTTGTTCTACAAATTCTTCCATTGGTCTAATTATTTTAGCTATTGCTTTAGTACCTTTTGGGATTTTGTAACCTAATTCAATAGCTTGTCTGAAAGTCATAAAACCACCTTTTAAACCAGTAGCTTCTAATATTTCAATGTTTTTGCCAGAATATGGTCTTTTAGTTTTTTCGTTATAATACATTTTATGCTCCAATATTATTATTAATAGAAATAACCTAACATTTCTGCTAGGTTATGTAAACAGTTATTTATTTATTTTTTTTAATTGATTCAGCCATTAATTCGTTAAATGAATTTTGAAATCTTTTATAAGTTTCTGGTTCTTGTTTTAGTAAAGTTTTATCAATATATTCGTGATTTGTAACTTCAACCATTACTTGTAAAATATGATTTGCGAAGTTTTTTTGTCTTTGGGAAAGCTTATCTTCATATTCAAACAAAAAACTCTCAATGCAATAATCTTGAGTCTTAGGATTGTTAAAAAAGTTTTCATCTATATCAAATCTTAATTTATCAAAATACCATTCTGTTCTTAGCCATTTTGTCCAAATTTGATTTAATTGATTTTCAAATATTTGTTTCATAATATGCTCCTATTATTATTACTATTATTATTAACCTAGATATTATACTAGGTTTTTAAATAAATGTAAGCCGATAAATAAAAAAATTTTTTTCAAATTATTGTTTTTTTTAGAAATATTTGCTAAATTGCTCAAAATGATATGACAAATCAAGATATACAATATGCTCCAAATAATATTGTATTAGTAGGGGGTAGACATGGGTTTATCCCCTACAACCAAAGAATCACAAATACAAATAGCCTGTAATGATTATCTAATATTACTTTCTAAAAAATATAATTTTAGACATTTTCATGTACCAAATGAGGGTAAAAGGTCTATTTATTATCATGCTAAAATGAAACGTATGGGCTTAAAATCTGGTTGCCCAGATATTATAATTGAATATCCACAAGGCAAAATTTTATATATTGAACTTAAAACAAAAAAAGGTCGTTTGTCTGATTCACAAAAATTATGGGCTGTACAGTCTGAAAGTTTAGGAACACCGCATTTTATCGTTAAAGGGGAGATTAATGAATGTATTAATCAATTGAGAGGAATCATTGAAAAATACGTTCCCATGCGATGTTAACTTATGTGGGGCTATTTCCTACCTTTCATCTTTAAAATCTTCTGTACAGCCCTAAAATCGCCCTTAAAGGGCATCTTATATCTTCTACGACCTTTTCTTTTCTTCATAGGTCTTTTATCTATAAGTTCTGATATTGTCGCAGTTGTTGTAAAACCTATCATTTTCCTACAGACCTCATTGCTTTTTTATGTGCTTGAA